CTGGTAGAGCAAGACCAGGACAAGGTGCTAATGTTGCTACAATCAAGCACATTCGTCGTTCTAATAGAGATGGACTTCTTGGAACTCCCCCCAATCCCAAAGTAGCAGGTTCCAACTGGCCAAAATCATATAGTGGAGTTGGTGGAACAGGAAACAAAGCAGCAAGAAGAGCAGCAGCACTTAAGAAAGAAGATCTTGACATCTTTGATGTTGTCCTTGAGTTCCTCTGTGTAGAAGGATATGCAGAAACTCTGGAAGAAGCAGAGTGGATGATGACAAATTTTCTTGATGAGGAAGCGATTGATATTATTATCGGTGAAGAGCAACTTGATGAAGTTTCTGATAGACTAGCAAAAGCAGCAAGAAATACTAGAGAGAGGAGATATAACGCTTCTTTCGGTGATGGTGGAATGTCTGCTAACTATAGTAAGCAGAATGCTAAAAAGAATATGCTGAATAAAACTCTTGCCTCAAGAGCAGAGAGAACTGGAAGTAAGATTAAACCAGTAGAAGAAGATTATGTAAATGAAGCAGAAAAACCATTTCCTTACGAAAAGGTTAAAGCAAAACAAGTAAAACTCCGCGATCAAGGTTCTGCTGGTCTTGATCGTAGAATGAAGATGGGAATGGCCGTTCGTCGTGCTAAAGAAGCAGAAAAAACTGGTGGTTCTCAACAAGATGCTGGAAAGGGTTGGTATCACGCTAAAGAAGATTATGTAAATGAAGCACAACACGCTCGTGAGAACCCAGAGAAGTATGAAAGAGAGCAGGCAAAGAAATCTGCTCCTGTTCGTGGAGAAAGAACTCCTATGCCCCCAAGAGGTGATAAGCGTAGAGAGGACTTTGAGAAGTGGTATGCTAAACAGATGGGTGAGGAAGTTTCTCCAGAAGTTCAGAAGCACAGAGAGGATCGTGCTAAGAGACTTGACTATAAGGATGAAGTTCGTTCGGCAAGACGTGCATGGATTAAGAAAGTAAATAAGGGTCGTCCAGAATATGAGGGCGTAAAGGAAGCATATCAGGATCCAAAGTTCTCCAGAAAGGATTACCTTGCTAAACTGGAAAAGCGCGGTGGAATGGGTGCAGGAACCAAGGAAGATCCTCATGGTTACAGAGATCCTAAGATGGCAAAGGTTGGTGCAGAATTCTCTAAGAGAGTGACCGCAGCACATAAGGCCAAAAAGAGTGGCGAAGCAGATGCATACAGAGCAGAAAAGGAAGGTCAGTCCAAGAGAAAGTGATTCCTGACAGTTGAGAAAGTGTCTACCAACCGCTCCCATGGGGCGGTTTTTTTGTATGATGACTATGTAAGCAAGGAAGTGAACCATGTCCGCAATCAACCAGCAGATCAAATCTCAACTGGCAAAGTTGCTGGCAACTGAGGATCTTGTGGTGGAGCACCGTAGGGTTGAGACTGCTCAGTTTAACGTTCAGACACGTGTTCTGACCCTTCCTATGTGGGAGAGGGCATCGAATGATGTGTATGACCTTCTGGTGGCACATGAGGTGGGTCACGCTCTTTATACCCCAAATGAAGATTGGCGCGAGAAGGTTAATATTCCCGGACAATTTGTGAACGTCGTTGAAGACGTTCGTATTGAGAAGTTGATCAAGCGTCGTTATGCTGGTCTTCCTAAGACTTTCTTCCGTGGATACAAAGAACTATCAGATGATGACTTCTTTGGTATTGCTGATGAGGATATTAGCGCCATGAACCTTGCAGATCGTGTCAACATCTTCTACAAGATCGGTCTGTTCGTGGATGTAAAATTCACTGCTGAGGAGCAGGAAATTGTTGATCTGATTGGCAACACTGAGACCTTTGATGATGCGCTTCATGCTGCAAAGGTTCTCTATGATTATTGTGCAAAGGACAAGCAACAGGAAGAAGTTCCTAACCAATCTGATGATCAACCCTCCGGATCTGCTGGTTCTGGTGAGAAGTCTGAGGATGGGGAAAATCAACAATCCGAATCTGAAGAAGATGGTGAGAGTGATGGTGATGCTCAGCAGGGTGAAAGTGATGATCAATCTGGTGCTTCTAACAATCAACCATCTAATGAGGGTGGTGAGAGGAGTGATACTAAAGTTAAGACCGATGAAGTTCTTCAGCAGAAACTTCGCGATCTGGTTGATCAGAATGGATCCAATCCCATATATCTACAGTCACCCCAAATTAATATTGACAGCGTTGTTGTGAACAACAAAGAGTATCATGAATTTGTTTCCTCTGATTATATTGGTGTTCAGAGTTCTGAGGATGTGTTTTGTGATTGGGACCGCGACTATCGAAATTTTAAGAAAGAAGCGCAGAAGGAAGTCAACTATTTGGTGAAGGAATTTGAGTGCCGTAAATCTGCAGATGCCTATGCACGTGCATCTGTATCAAAGACTGGTGTTCTGAATACTCGTGCTTTGCATACTTACAAGTATAATGAGGATCTCTTTAAGAAAGTGACCACATTTCCTGATGGGAAAAATCATGGTCTTGTGTTTGTGATGGATTGGTCTGGATCTATGGAAGATTATCTCATGGATACTGTGAAGCAACTCTTTACTCTTATCTGGTTCTGCAAAAAAGTTGCAATTCCTTTTGACGTATACCTCTTCACAAGTTCCTATGCTCGCGTAACTTACGATCAGTATGGTAAGGCAGTTTTTCCAAAGAAACATCATAGTATGAAACTTCATGAACTATATGTCGGTGAGAGTTTCAGTCTTATCAATGTCCTGACAAATGGTGTGAGCGCAAGGGTTCTTGAAACTCAGATGAAGAACTTCTGGAGGATTGCTACTGCCACTACCCGTAGATATGCCTACGGTGTGATTGGATTGTCACCCCGCCTTGATCTGAGTGGAACACCTTTGAGTGAGAGCATCATCTCCCTTCATCAGATTATTCCAGACTTCCAGAAGCGCAATAAAGTCCAGAAGGTTCAGACTATCATTCTTACTGATGGTGAAGGTGCTTCTATGCAATATACTGAAGAACGCACATTATCTGACGATAGCGATCAAGATCCGCTGTTCCGCAGGACACTTGCATATGCTTCTTATGGAACTGAGGTCTGTCTTCGCAATCGTAAGAGTGGAAAGGTCTATAAGATGACCGATCATATTGATATTTCTAAGTATCTGATTGAGGAGCTCCGCGACTGCTTCCCCCAAGTAAACATTATCGGAATTCGCATTCTTAGCAATCGGGAACTGAATAAGTTTGTTCGCGAGGGAGTTGGGTATGGTGATCTAAGTAAGTATGAAAAAATCACTAAGGAGTTCAAGAAAGAGCATAGTGTTTCTATGGAGACCAATTACTATCATCGCTATTTTGGAATTAGTGCCAATCATGTGAATGTTAATGCTGACTTTGATGTGCAAGAAGGTGCAACTAAAGCACAGATCAAGAGTTCCTTCATGAAGTCTCTTCGTTCTAAAAAAATGAATAAGAAAATTCTCTCCGAGTTTATTGAGTTGGTCGCTTGATAAATATAGAATAGAGAAGAATTACTTGCACAAGATGAAGACTTTTAGGGAGTTCATGACTGAGTGTAGGTCCCTCCAAGAGGGGGGACTTTCCAGAGTTGTCCAGAAATCAAAGAAAGGTGGATTGGCAATTGTTTCTGCTGAACGTGGAGACAAATCCAAGAAAGAGAATAAAGCACGTTCTCGTCAAATGGAGAAGGACATTAAGGGCGCTGGACTCCCAGGACCAACAAAGGCACAGGGAAGATATACTGAGGATGATGGATCCCCAGAAGGAAGAAAGGTTGGTGAAAAGTCGCACATCATTAGCTCTGGAAAGAAGGGTAAGAGGAAGTTTAAGAAGGCAGTTGAAAAGCTGGGCGCAAAGCATGGGCAAGATGCTGTCCTGGTTCAGAAGAAACCCAGCGGATCTGGTGATCTTGTTGGCACCAAAAAAGGAGCATGGCCAGGTAAGGGTAAGAGAGTTCCTCAGGGAAAAATGAGACCGGGGAGAACTGGTGAATTTGACACCAAAGTTAAGAATAAGACATTTACCTTTGAGAAAGATTGACATGAGCAAAAAAGTAATTCTACAGAACACCAATATGATGTCCCGTATGGTTGCATATGAGGCAAGAATGCGCGGTAAAGAAGTCTTCTATAAAGATGTTGATGGCAATATAATTCCATTTGATGAAGCATGTGAACGCTACAAAAGTTGATTCTTGGGGACAGTTTCAGAACTGTCCTTTTTTGTGCGTCGGGGTCTTTGAGGGATGTATACTAAAGGGGTAGATGAGAGGAACAACCCCCTGATGGCATTCAAAAGCAAAATCAACAACTCTGTAATTGATGAACTTCGTGGTTCTTTCGGTGTGGATATTACTGCTGAAAATGTCCGGGAATATTGCACAACTCATGGAGTTTCGTATCCAACCGTAACTAAGCGTTTGGATCAGTTTAAAGTTGGTCGTGGTAAGTGGAATCTTGAAGTGACTAAAAAAGATATTGAGAAAATTGAGCATAGCTATAGTGCAATTTCTGTGATCCCTAACGCTGAAGATACAAATAGTCTTGTTCCTGATAAGGATCATACTTTTGTTCCCTTTGGCAATTTTTCTGATGTGAAGAAGATCCTGAAGTCTGGTATTTTCTATCCTGTATTCATTACCGGTCTCTCTGGGAATGGTAAGACTTTTAGTGTTGAGCAGGCATGTGCCCAACTTAAGCGTGAAATTATTCGTGTAAACATTACTATTGAAACTGATGAGGATGATCTTATTGGCGGATTCCGTTTGGTCAACGGTGAAACTGCTTGGCATAATGGTCCGGTCATCGAAGCCTTGGAGCGCGGTGCGGTTCTACTGCTTGACGAAATTGACCTGGCTTCCAACAAAATTCTTTGCCTTCAATCAATCCTTGAGGGGAAAGGAGTCTTCCTGAAAAAGATCGGACGTTTCGTGAAACCCGCTGCTGGTTTCAACGTGGTTGCTACTGCAAACACAAAAGGTAAGGGATCCGATGATGGACGTTTCATTGGCACAAACGTGCTGAATGAGGCATTCCTTGAGCGTTTCCCTGTTACGATGGAGCAGGAGTATCCTAGCGTAACCGTAGAGCAGAAGATCCTTGAGGGTATTTCTTTGGAACTTGGAATTGAGGATCGTGACTTCTGCAAGCGACTTGTTGACTGGGCAGATGTGATCCGCAAGACATTCTTTGATGGTGGTATTGATGAGATCATCAGCACCCGTCGTCTTGTTCACATTATTCGTGCATATTCCATTTTCCGCGACAAGTCTAAGGCAATCAAGGTTTGTGTTAATCGTTTCGATAATGAAACCAAATCTGCATTTATGGAACTCTATGATAAGGTTGATCCGGATTTTCAACCTGGCCAGGAAGAATCTCCTGTTGACAACGGAGCTCCTTTCTGATATAATGTAAAAAAAGTCTTGTGAGTATTTGCTATTGGAGATTATTATGAGTTCACAGTCCGATTATTCTGATTATTCGTTTGATCTGTATGTCACCGATCATGTTGGTCCTGTTGATGCCCCCAGCGCAGGCGATGCAGATCTTTATGACGATGGATATGATCTTGTCGGCCCAGATTTCGTCATCCACTCTGGAACTGGTGGAGATGACTATATTAATCATTTTTTTGGATCCCATGTTCAGGGTGCTGCAGCAGATGATACGATTTCATTTTCCAGTTCTGCAGCGGGGAATGATGTGGTTCAATTCAATCTTTCCGATCCTGACGCTGCTGACACCAGCAACTCAAATGGATTTTGGAAGTTTAGTGAGGATCAAACTCTGAGGGTGCTTGAGGAATATCTCACCAGCACTTATCATTCTCACTATACTTCTGAGAACTCTAAAGTTCAAGTCCTTGATATTATTGAGGCAATTGGTGATGGTGTTCCGTTCTGCAGGGACAACCTGATCAAGTATGCTTCCCGATTTGGCAAAAAGAACGGGATGTCTAAACTTGACGCCCTGAAGATTATGCACTATGGTGTGCTTCTGTACCACTTCGCAGGTTTCCACAAAACTAATTCTAATGGTTATGAGACTTTCTGATAAAACTCTGGTCCTTCTGAAGAACTTTTCTTCAATCAACCAGTCAATTCTTTTTAAACAAGGTAAGAATCTTCGCACCATGTCGGTGATGAAGAATATCCTCGCAGAGGCAACAATTGAAGATGATTTCCCACGTGATTTTGGGATCTATGATCTGAACCAGTTCCTAAATGGTCTTGCACTTCATGAGAATCCCGAACTGGATTTTACGAATGACAATTACGTTGTAATTCGTGAGGGCAGGACTCGTTCTAATTACTTCTTCTCAGATCCGAGTCTAATTGTGACTCCTCCGGAGAAATCAATCGTTCTTCCCACCGAAGACGTTGCATTTAAACTGAACACTCAGCAGTTGGACCGTCTGCTCAAGGCAGCATCCGTCTATCAACTTCAGGATCTTTCTGCAGTTGGTGAATATGGTGTTGTTAAGATCATGGTCCGCGACAAGAAGAATGATACTTCTAATGATTTCTCCGTTGTTGTTGGTGAGACCGAATCTAAGTTTTCGTTCAACTTCAAAGTGGAGAATATTAAGATTCTTCCCGGATCTTATGACGTTACAGTTTCACGTAAACTTCTGTCTCGTTGGGTGAGTAGGGATTACGATCTGACTTACTATATCGCACTTGAACCTGATTCTGACTTTAATGATGCTTGAATTTATCGCCCTTCTTCTCCCATATCAACTTGAAATGGTTGGGATTATGAAACAAGCAAATTGGAAGCTTGAGGAAAATTCCGGACTTTGTGATATGTCCCAAGTTGTATTTGCATGGACCAGTGCTGAGAACAAAATTGGGATTTGCCTTAATAATATCGAAAAGCATATTGCCGTGGGTGGTCATTCTCCAGCGGTAAGTAAGTCCATGGTTAAAAATATGGTGAACCAGGCAGTTACTCATGAGGCAGTTCATGTTGCCCAGATGTGTAATAAGAGGTCTCCGGTCCTTACAACTCGCGTTAAACTGGATGAGTTGACAGCATCACAAAAGAAAAGCGTGGTCAGATCTATGGCATATACGCTGAATCTAAGTTCCGCCGCCCTTGAGGCAGAGGCTTATTATATGGAGAAGAGTCCCCTTCTGACCACGTACATGCTTAAGAGGTATTGTCTTTGAACATCTTCATCACCGATACTGACCCCCACAAGGCAGCGCAGCAACTTCCAGACCGTCATGTAGTCAAGATGCCCCTAGAGACGTGCCAGATGCTCTCTCTGGTGCTCTCTGAGTGGTATTGGGGGTGGGGTGCCCTGCACAAGGCAGACGGGACCTCCTACAGCACGTCCAAGGGTGCCTTCAGGAACCACCCCTGCACCCGGTGGGCAGCACAGGACCCGGCAAACACCGCATGGCTCCTTGCTCACGGTCTTGCCCTCTGTTTTGAGTACACTGAGCGTTATGGTAAACGCCATTCATGTCAGACCACAATAGAAGAGGCAATGACAATCTTCCATAATCATGGACACTCCATTTATGATTGGGGTAAGGTTGATGAGTTTGTTCGTGCCATGCCAGATGAATACAAGTTGGACGAATCTATTGATGATGTGATGGCATATAGAATGTATGTTTCGTCCAAACCGTGGGTTTCTTCAAATTATCTTCGCAAACCAGATCGTAAACCTGATTGGGTGTAATTATGGGATTTACTTATTATGTTCAATACACCAATTTGTCTGGGCAAAATGGCTTGTCATTTTGTTGGGATGAGGAGGTGTTTGATAGTATGATTGAACGTCTTGAATCTGAGGGATGTGAAATTGTTGAGACAAGAGTGGACACAGATTGAAATCTGTGGTATACTGTAAATATGATCTATTTAAATTATGGCAAGTGAATTTCTCTGGGTGGAAACGTATCGCCCACAAAATGTGGATGATTGCATTCTTCCCGATGATACTAAAAAGACTTTTCGTGAGTTTGTCAAAAAAGGTGAAATTCCAAATCTCCTGCTTGCTGGACCCCCCGGAGTCGGCAAAACGACCATCGCCAAAGCATTGTGCAATGAAATCGGAGCAGATTACTATGTAATTAATGGTTCTGATGAAGGAAGGTTTCTTGATACTGTTAGGAATCAAGCAAAGAACTTTGCTTCTACCGTGTCTCTCTCATCTGATGCAAAGCATAAGGTGATCATCATCGATGAGGCAGACAATACTGGAAACGATGTGCAACTTCTTTTGCGGGCAAATATTGAGACATTTTATAATAACTGTCGATTTATCTTTACTTGCAACTACAAGAATAAAATCATCGAACCACTTCATTCTCGATGTGCAGTAATTGACTTCTCAATTAAGGGGAAGCAAAAGGCACAACTTGCGGGAAACTTTCTGAAGCGTCTTCAATTTATTCTCGACACTGAGCGGATTGAATATGATCAGAAGGTTCTTATTGAAATGGTCACTAAATATTTCCCAGATTTTCGTCGGATCATTAATGAGTGCCAACGTTATTCTATTGGCGGAAAAATTGATTCTGGAATTCTTGCATGTTTCGCTGATATTACAGTAAATGAACTGGTTAAAAACCTTAAGGAAAAGAATTTTACTGAGGTTCGTAAGTGGGTCACAACAAATCTAGATAATGATGCACATATCGTTCTTCGTCGCATTTATGATGCTTGTTACGAATATCTGACCCCACCAAGTATTCCTGCTGCAGTTCTTATCATCGCAAAGTATCTGTATCAGAGCGGATTTGTTGCTGATCAGGAGATTAATACTCTTGCAGCACTGACAGAAATTATGTGCGAATGTAATTTTAAGTGAGGTTATTATGGCAACTTTAACATTATTGACACTTTTACAATTCATGTCTGGAGACTTCTGTTCTTCCCGCGCCCGTGGGGTTGATACTGTGAAAGCAGTGTTGATTGCTTATGGCAAAGCTGCCGATAAATATGGTGCAAAAGAAGTTAATCGGGTTGTTGAAAAAAGTCCCGGATTGCAAGCAGCTGCTGTTGCAACCGTCCTAACGAAGTGTCCCACAAGCATTTAATTTATTATGGGAAAGAAGCAGAATGAACTTGAATATTTGAGAAAGTATCAAGTTAAGTCGAAGTGGTATTACATCTTCTGGGGCATCTGCGCAGTAGCGGTAGTATCTGGTCAGATTTATGTTGGTTCTGGATATCGTATGATGGCAGAAGAATTTACCAACTATGTTCGTAATGCAAATTTTAGAGGTATTTGAAAATGAATGTTAAATTGATTCGTATGTCCTCTGGTGAGGATGTCCTTGCAGAACTTTTGGAAGATCGGGGTAATTCACTTGCGATTCATAATGCTCTGGTCGCGGTTCCTGCAGGAAATGGTCAACTTGGATTTGCTCCTTGGTCTCCAATTCTGAGTCAGAAGCAGAAAGAACTTGTGGTTGATCGTCGCTTCGTTGTTTATGTTGCAGACCCTGAAGAGGGTGTGTTAGAATACTATGATAGGTTCTTCAATCCATCCCCGATTGTTAAACCGTCCAAGAAACTGATTACCTGATATTATGACAATTCTCACTCAAAAATCGCTAAAAACACCTCTCCGATACCCTGGCGGCAAGAGTAGGGCGGTTAATAAGATGGACGCATATTTTCCAGATCTTAGTGAGTATAGAGAGTTTCGTGAACCATTTATTGGTGGTGGAAGTGTTGCAATTCATATCACCAAGAAATATCCAGATTTGAATATCTGGGTGAATGATTTGTATGAACCGCTGGTAAACTTTTGGCAACAGCTCCAAATGTTTGGGAGTGAAATGTCAACTGCCCTGGCAGATCTAAAGGCAGTTTGTGATACACCAGATAAGGCAAGGCAACTTTTCACAATCTCTAAGGAGAAAATTAATGAACCAGAAGTATCATCCTTTGATCGTGCCGTTGCTTTTTATGTTGTTAACAAGTGCTCTTTTTCTGGTCTCACAGAGTCCTCATCCTTTTCTGCCCAAGCGAGCAACTCCAACTTCTCTTTGCGCGGAATAGAGAGACTCCCCGAATATTCTGAACTGATTTCTAGGTGGAAGATCACTAACTATTCTTACGACTATTTGTTGGGTGGGGATGAGAGTGCTTTTGTTTATCTTGATCCTCCTTATGATATTAAGGACAACCTCTATGGGCGTAAAGGATCAATGCACAAAGGATTTGATCACGATAGGTTTGCTGTTGATTGCGATTCTTGTAATATGCATCAATTAATCAGTTATAATTCTGATCAGTTGGTAAAGAGTCGCTTTGAGAACTGGAATGCCGCCGAGTTTGATCTAACTTACACCATGCGTTCAGTTGGTGAATATATGCGAGATCAAAAGAAACGTAAAGAATTGCTACTATTTAATTATGGAATTGAAGGACTGGTTGAACTCAATCAATCAAACTAAAGAGAATCTGATTGATGAGGATCCTTCACTTGAGAAGGAATATGCACCGTATATTATTAACCGTTGTTTAAGTGGGCAGATTGATAGTTTGCTTTTTGCAAATGAGATGAATGTGTATCATTTTCTGCCAAAGAAGATGCAATATGATTTTCTTATAAATACTTTGAGAAAAAGGAAACGCTATTCTCCTTGGATTAGGAAAGAAAAAGTTGATGATCTTGAATGTGTCAAAACTTACTATGGATATAGTACACAGAAAGCACAACAAGCACTAAAAATCTTAACTAGTCAACAAATTACACTTATTAAACGTAAACTTGATATTGGCGGTGCAAAATGACTATTGAACCAGTTGTGGAATGGAACCCATCTATGATGGTTGAGGTTCTTTTAAATGAACCAGATGATTTTCTTAAGGTCCGGGAGACCCTGACAAGAATTGGAGTTGCTTCCCGGAAAGAGAAGAAACTCTATCAATCCTGCCACATTCTGCATAAGCAGGGAAGATATTATCTTGTTCATTTCAAGGAATTGTTTGCTCTTGATGGCAAACATGCAAACCTTACGATTAATGACATTCAGAGAAGAAATAGAATTACACAACTTCTTGCCGATTGGGATTTGGTTACAATTGTAAATCCTGATCAGGTGTTTGATATTGCACCTTTGAATCAAATCAAAGTTCTTCCTTACCGCGATAAAGGTGAGTGGATTTTGGAGCAGAAATATAATATTGGAAAAAGAAATAGGTCTGCCGAATGATATATTTCGGTTAACCAAACTTTTTGGTGGGGGTTTACGACCCCCATTTTTTATGCTATGTGTTATAATTAATAGTGGATGCCGAAAGGGTCCACAAAACACAAACTCGCTTATTTAAGGAGCTACTATAATGACAAACCTCTCACGCTATACTGCGGCCGATTTGCCTGCGTTGATGGATAGAATCACGCGCAATAGTATTGGAATGGATGAATATTTTAATAGGTTATTCAACCTACATGAAACAACTTCAAATTATCCACCCTATAATCTAGTAAGTGTAAGCAATGTCGAATCGAGATTGGAGATCGCCCTCGCGGGATTTAAGAAAAAAGAGGTCTTTGTATACACACAGGACGGAAAATTATTCGTTGAGGGACAAAAGGAAGACAAAGAAACGGAAACGGAGTATGTCCACAAAGGACTGGCTCAACGATCTTTCACCCGAGCATGGACTCTCTCAGATGATACGGAAGTTAGATCAGTTGAATTTGAGGATGGTCTATTGAGTATTGTTCTTGGAAAAATTGTGCCGGAGACTCATAAGAGACGGGATTATTTGTAAATTCTAAATAGTATTGAATATCGTCGGCGCGGAAGATTCTTTGGCACATATCAAGGAATCTTCCTCTTTTTCTGGGTTTCTCTAAGATGAAAACATTTAAAGAATTACAATTAACCTTACGCTATCATGACCGACTAAATCCTAAAGTCTGGGATGATGATAATATTAAAGTTGATGTTAGAGAAGCACTTTTGCGTATCGCTGGTGAGTGGGCAGAATTTGCTAATATTCCAAATTCTGCAATTAAGGATATTACTCTGGTTGGTGGAAATGCAAATTACAACTATACAAAATATTCTGATTTGGATTTGCATCTACTGGTTGACAAGAGAGAGATTGCTAATTGCCCAGATTTAATTGATGACTACTTGAAAGATAAGAAGCAACTGTGGGCATTAACTCATGACATTAAAATATATGGACATGATGTAGAATTGTATGCTCAAGACATTAGAGAACCTTTCCCATCAGATCAGGGAATTTTTTCCCTACAAAAAAGTAAGTGGATCCGCAAACCAGTTCATAAACAAGTCAATCTTTCAGATCCGTGTATTGCTAGTAAGGTTAAGCATTATATGGAAAAGATTGATTTCTTGATTAATAATCGTGCAGATGATCGTGATGCATTCATGAAACTTAAGGAAAAGTTTAGAAACATGAGATCATCTTCGATTCAGAAGGGAGGTGAATTTGCTGTAGAAAATCTGGTGTTCAAGGAGTTGCGTAATCGCGGATATCTTGATAAGATGAGTGAGCATTTAAGAAATCTTAAGGTCAACAGCTTGTCTCTCAGGTAATTCCGTGCTATGATAGATGTGTGTATAGGAGGTTGAATGAGCGTTAAACTTGCAATTTTGAAATCGGGTGAGCATGTCATCTCCGATATTAAGGAGGGGTATGTGGATGATCGTGTGGTGACTTATATTCTTGAGCATCCATGTGAAGTTCTTATTGCTCCGCCAACTGATAATGCCCCCGACAAAATTAATCTGACCCTGTGTAGTTGGCCTAGTTTGTCGGCAGATAAAGTAGTCCCGATTATTACAGATTGGGTAGTTACGGTGGTTGAACCCGTAGAAAGTTTGAAGAACATGTATCTGAATGAGGTTTTAGATGGAAGAGGGGAAGTTGCTGAGAGTTCTGATCTTGACCGGGAGCTTAGTGTTGGTCTCTCAGATTGAAGAAGTATATGCAGAAATTGGAGATCCAAACTGCAAATTAGTTGAACCATTTGTTCTCAAGGTTGATTCAAATAATATCACTTTGGAGCCTTGGTTAATGGAATATACGAATGAGAATTCGTATATGATTTCATCCGATAAAATTCTAACTCTGGTTAAACCGAAGGGAGTTATTGAAGAAAAGTATTGGAGCCTAGTAAAATGAGCAGAACGTATCGAAAAGAATCTTACCATAAATGTGAGTTGCGCCAACCACGCTCAACAAATGAGAAGAGGCAACTCTCTTCAATCATTACCGATGATGAAGCAATCCTTCTAGGTATTGATAAACTGAATAGAATGAAGGCGAGACAAGGTAGTTGCGGCAATCTACCAACCGCTTATGATGACATCGTAACATCCTCTCACTATCAGAACGATCACTCTTGAATTTTAGATTTATATAATGCGCTTCTACACAAATGTACAGATGATTGGGAATCAATTCCTGATTCGTGGATATGAAGATGGAAAGCACGTAATGTTTAAGGAGGAGTATTATCCTTCCCTTTACGTGCCTTCCAAGAAGAAAACAAAATATCAGACACTAGAGGGTGAGTATGTTGAAGAGGTTCAACCCGGTCTTGTGCGCGATTGTAGGGACTTCTTTTCCAGATATGAAAATGTTGAAGGATTTAAAGTCCATGGAAATGATCGCTATGTGTGTCAGTACATTAGTGATAAGTATCCTGAGGATGAGATTAAGTTTGACATCAACAAGATTAAACTGACCACAATTGATATTGAGGTTGCATCTGAGCACGGATTCCCGGATACGGCATCATGCTCAGAAGAAATTCTTACAATCACACTTCAGGATTATGCCACCAAGAAACTGATGACTTGGGGCAGGAAACCTTTCAAGCATGACAGAAAGAACCTGACATACGTTGAGTGTGATACAGAACATAAACTTCTCAGTAGGTTTATGGAATATTGGATGGAACATCTGCCTGAAGTTATTACCGGGTGGAATGTTCAACTATATGACGTTCCATATATCTGTGGTCGCTTGTATAAGGTTCTTGGTGAGAAACTTGCTCGTAGATTTTCTCCTTGGGGATTGGTGACTGAAGGCAAAATTGTCTTAACTGGTCGTGAGCACATCGTTTATGATGTGGGTGGATTGACACAACTTGACTATCTGGATCTTTATAAGAAGTTTACATACAAGGCACAAGAATCTTATCGATTGGATCATATTGCCTTTGTCGAACTTGGTCAGAAGAAATTGGACCACTCTGAGTATGAGACGTTCAAAGATTTCTATACAAACGACTGGCAGAAATTTGTAGAATATAACATCGTTGACGTGGAACTTGTTGACCGATTGGAAGACAAGATGAAGTTGATTGAACTCGCCATTACTATGGCATTTGACGCAAAGGTGAACTTTGTGGATGTGTTCTATCAGGTTCGCATGTGGGACAATATTATCTTCAATTACTTGAAGAAGAGGAATATTGTAATTCCACCTAAGGAGAGAACCGCTAAGAATGAAAAATATGCAGGAGCATATGTAAAGGAACCAAAACCGGGCGTCTATGATTGGGTGGTGAGTTTTGACCTTAACTCTCTATATCCACACTTGATCATGCAATATAACATTAGTCCTGAGACTTTGCTTGATGAACGTCATCCGCAAGTATCTGTTTCAAAAATCTTGAATAAGGAAGTAGATCTTTCTGATCTTGATGGGAGAACAGTTTGCGCAAATGGCGCTCTGTTTGACACTACAAAGCGTGGATTTCTTCCAGAATTGATGGAGAAGATCTATAAGGAGAGAACGATCTATAAAAAGAAAATGCTTGCAGCGAAACGAGAGTATGAAAAAACTCCCACAAAATCCCTTGAGAAGGAAATTGCACGGTGTAACAATATCCAGATGGCTCGTAAGATTCAGCTCAACTCTGCTTATGGTGCTATCGGTAATCAGTATTTTCGATATTACAAACTCGCGAATGCAGAAGCAATTACACTTTCTGGGCAAGTATCTATCCGCTGGATCGAAAATCGAATGAATACATACTTGAATAAGATTCTTAAGACCGAAGGAGTTGATTATGTTATTGCTTCAGATACTGATTCCATCTATCTTAATATGGGTCCTTTTGTTGAGACTATATTCGCCGGAAGAGAGAAAACTACTGAGGGCGTTGTTTCGTTCCTTGATAAGGTCTGTACGTTGGAATTTGAGAAGTATATTGAGGGTTCTTACAAAGAACTGGCCGAATACGTGAATGCGTATGACCAGAAGATGTTCATGAAACGTGAGAATATTGCGGATCGTGGAATCTGGACTGCCAAGAAGCGTTACATTCTTAACGTGTGGGATAGTGAAGGTGTTCGCTACGAAAAGTCTAAACTGAAGATTATGGGATTGGAGGCAATTAAGTCTTCAACACCAGCACCTTGCAGACAAATGATTAAGGATGCTCTTAGGATGATGGTTGAAGGTACTGAGGATGATGTAATCAATTATATTGATAAGTGTCGTTCTGACTTTAAAAAACTTCCAGCAGAAGAGATTGCTTTCCCACGTTCAGTTTCTGATGTGAACAAGTACCGTTCTTATAGCAACATTTATGCTAAAGGAACTCCAATTCATGTTAGAGGTGCTCTTTTATATAATCATTATGTGAATGATAAAGGAGTTTCCAATAAATATTCACCTATACAAAATGGTGAAAAAATCAAGTTTTGTTACTTGAAAAAACCAAATCCAATTCATGAGAATGTTATTTCATTCATTCAGACTCTTCCAAAGGAATTTGGACTTGACATGTATGTTGATTACAACTTACAATTTGAGAAGTCTTTCCTGGAACCACTTAGGATTATCTTGGATGCTATTGGGTGGAGAGTTGAAAAAAGCACAAATCTGGAATCATTTTTCCTATAATGAAACACAAACACGAACCTCTTATAGAGATACAATTTTATTATAAAAAATATCCACAAGTTATTTTTATTGGATATCATAAGCCAGAAGAAGTTCCGGCATATAAAAAAGAATTGGAAGATAGAGACGCAGTTATTGTCAGTGAAGCGGAGCGCACGTATGGACTTTCTTAAGGATATTGTTAAAGAAATTGGTGATGATTACACCAAATTGGCATCTGAAATTGATGAGACTGAAAATTATGTTGACACAGGTTCGTACATATTTAACGCTCTTGTTAGTGGGAGTGTTTTTGGTGGTGTATCTGCTAATAAAATCACAGCAATTGCGGGTGAGTCTTCTACGGGAAAAACTTTCTTTTCTCTTGCCGTGGTTAAGAATTTTCTTGATACTAATCCTACTGGATACTGTTTATATTTTGATACTGAGGCTGCTATCACCAAGTCATTACTTACAAGTCGCGGCGTCGATACATCACGTCTTGTCGTGGTTAATGTTGTCACAGTAGAAGAATTTCGAAGTAAAGCACTTAAGGCAGTAGACCTCTATCTTAAGAAACCAGAAGACGATAGACAACCCTGCATGTTCGTGCTAGACTCTTTAGGTATGCTCTCAACAGAGAAGGAGATCACAGACGCGCTGAACGACAAACAAGTTCGCGACATGACAAAATCTCAACTGATTAAAGGTGCATTCCGGATGCTGACCCTAAAACTGGGTCAAGCAAACATTCCAATGCTGGTTACTAATCACACATATGATGTTATCGGTGCCTACGTTCCTACAAAAGAGATGGGTGGAGGTAGTGGTCTTAAGTATGCTGCTTCCACGATCATCTATCTCACAAAGAAAAAAGAAAAAGACGGAACAGAAGTCGTTGGAAATATTATCAAGGCAAAAACTCATAAGTCGCGTTTAAGTAAGGAGAATAAGGATGTTGAAGTCCGTTTGTATTATGATGAGCGCGGCCTTGATCGTTTTTATGGTCTTTTGGAACTTGGTGAACTTGGTGGACTCTGGAAGAATGTAGCGGGTCGTTATGAGTTTGACGGCAAAAAGGTTTATGCAAAGTCAATCCTGAAAGATCCTGAGATCTATTTCACTCCAGAAGTGATGGAAAAACTTGATGAGGTTGCTCGGAGGGAATTTAGTTACGGTTCTTGATAGTAAAAACTTGAATTATTGATAATGGAAACAATTGAACTTCTAATCCTTAAGAACTTAGTATACAATGAGGAGTATTGCCGAAAGGTAATACCCTTTATTAAGGCGGAATATTTTGAGGATAAGAATCAGAGAATTGTATTTGAAGAAATACGATCCTTTATTGAGGAGTATAATAAAACTGCAACGAAGGAGGTCCTTTCTATTGAAGTTGAGAATAGGAAGGATATTAATGATTCTGAATTCAAAGATATTCGCGGTCTCATTCAATCTTTGGATGAGAGTGTTTCTGAATATTCTTGGTTGGTAAACACTACCGAAAAGTGGTGTAGAGATCGTGCTATTTACTTGTCGTTGATTGATGCAATTTCAATCGCTGATGGCAAGGATGAAAAAAGATCTAGGGATTCCATTCCTTCCATCTTACAAGATGCATTAGCAGTTTCTTTTGACAATCATATCGGTCATGATTATTTGAATGACTTTGAAGCAAGATATGAGAGTTATCATAGAAAGGAAGATCGTATTCCATTTGATCTGGATTACTTCAACAAGATTACTAAAGGTGGTCTTCCAAGAAAGACTTTAAATATTGCCCTCGCAGGAACTGGTGTGGGCAAATCTTTATTCATGTGTCATATGGCAGCAGCAGTTTTGCTTCAAGGCAAAAATGTTTTGTATATTACGATGGAGATGTCTGAAGAAAAAATCGCAGAAAGAATCGATGCAAATCTTTTGAACGTTCCGATTCAGGATATTGTGAAACTGCCAAAAGATATGTTTGAAACAAAAGTCAATAAACTTTCAAAGAAGACGCAAGGTACTCTTATAATTAAGGAATATCCAACTGCTTCTGCACATTCTGGGCACTTTAGGTCGTTGTTAAATGATTTACATCTTAAAAAGTCATTTTGTCCTGATATTATTTTCGTTGATTACCTTAATATATGTTCTTCCTCTAGGTATAGGACGAACCTTTCTGTCAATTCATATAGCTATATCAAAGCAATTGCTGAAGAGCTTAGAGGATTGGCTGTTGAAGCAAACGTCCCTATCGTTTCTGCCACGCAGACCACTCGTTCTGGTTATAGTAGCAACGATGTCGAACTTACTGATACTAGTGAATCCTTTGGCCTCCCTGCTACTGCTGATCTTATGTTTGCCCTTATTTCTACTGAAGATCTGGAGCAACTCGGACAAATCCTTGTAAAGCAACTTAAGAATCGTTATAATGATCCGACAGTCTACAAGAGGTTTGTGGTTGGTATTGACAGAGCAAAGATGAGACTGTATGATGTTGAGCAGACCGCTCAGAATGATTTAGTTGACAGCGGACATGATATTGACTATAATGATAGGACTGAGGAAAAATTCCAAAACAAAAAATTTGACTCTTTTAAATTCTAGGAGGATGTGTAATGAGTGAAAAGGTTGTAGACCAAAAGATGTATATTGAGTTTGTTCGGGGTGTTACTAGCGCACCAAGTCTCAGTCCGGATGTTTTAGAGGCACGTCTTGCTGAACTGGGTGAACTTGGAGCAAATGTTCCCCAACTGCTGACCGCTGCTCTTGGTCTGACTGCTGAAGCGGGTGAATTTACTGAAGTTGTGAAAAAGATCTTCCTACAAGGGAAACCCTATAATGAGGAGAATGTTTTTCATATGAAACGGGAACTTGGTGATATGTGTTGGTATCTTGCTCAAGCATGTATGGCACTTGATACTGACTTTAACGAAATTCTCTCTATGAATGTTGAGAAACTGAGTGCTCGTTATCCCGAAGGTGCTTTTAGAGTTTATCGTTCCGAAAATCGTATTGAAGGAGATTTGTGATGAGTTGCGCACAAACTGACAATTTTCAAGAGTGGATGGAGTGGGTTGAATCTTCACAAGAAGTTGATGATGAACTTAGGGGTGTTTGTAATGAGGTGAAAGATTACTTTTCTGAATTTGTGATTGGTGATCTTCCTGATGGAACTAGGTGCCGAGTTCGTCGTTTCCAAGGTGTTTCTGAGGTTAGTTCTATCTTTGAAAAAAGACCTGAAGCATTTAGAACATTGAATTCGGTTAGTAGAGAAGGTGATGTGTATAGTCTCCGATTCTATTCCGAATCTGCTGCATAGATCACCCCCCCCTCCGGGGGGTTTTTTTTATGATTAAATAAATAGGACAAAACACAATAGTAAGAATGGCTGAACCATCTGAAGGAATGTTGGCTGGAGTTGCCTTCATTAGTGACACCGAAATAAACGCAGCTGCCAGAGACACAAACAAACTGCAAGCATTACTTAATGATGTGATTGCAAATGTTGAAGGAACTAATGTTGAGGGAATTGGAAACGTTAAGAACGATTTCCTCAAGAAGATGAGACTCGATGGCAGCAATACTGATCAAGTATATACTGATCTACTTGTTGGTATGTCAGCGATGAAAGCAATTCGCTCATATCTAAAGACAGATGCTTATGATACTATTTCAGCAGCAAGTCCAACCAAAGTATTTTTAACTGGAACTCGTTGGCCAACAGAGGTTCAGAAGTTTAAGATTAATGCTTTTGGAATGGCAGATTATAATTCATCCGATGTTATTTTTAGATACGGAACTGATCATTATGTTGGCATTTCGCTGAAGAAGAAACCAAAATCGACAGCACAAGATCCAACAATTATTAACAAGGCGTTTGACACCCTGATGGAGGGCACTAAGTTTAATACTGTGAAGACTGAATTGTTGGCGCATAGACAAAAATTCTTTGCAGGTGTGATCCGCGAAGCAAAGGAAGATGGTCCATTAAAATTGATTGGTAAGATTGATCGTGTGGATAATTGGAATACTGCAACTGATGAGCAATTGTGGAATGCGAAGGTTCCAAGAAGAAAGGCAAATAAAACTGAATATGTGTTCCTGATTAATATTAAGGATGTTCGTGCAATTAGCGATGATCCATCATTAGTTGCTTCCGAGTCCAAAGCGCATAATGATATGCGAGACTATGTGAATAAGAAGTTGCAGAGCATTGGTAATACAGTCAATCCTTTATATAAAGGTTTCCTTGACATTATGGATGAACATGCGGATTTATTCGCAGATTCTCTAATCAATCTTGTTCTTAAGAGTAGGTTGCAGGATACACTGGAGGATCTAGTTCAGAACAAATTTGAATTTGTGTTGGTCACTGGTGTTGGTGAATGTAAAAAAGGAAATATCAGTATGGGATCTGGCGATGCCATCGGGATAGACAGTGTTCAATGTGTCCTAGCAGCCCTGTCAAAGGAGTCTGCCCATATTAAACTGGATACAGACAAGACGGAAAAGGCAGATGCTGCCAAGGTTTTCTTTGATGTTTTCAAGGGAGAATTTAGACTTCTTTGTGTGGAACTTCGATACAAGGGGGATTTCCATTCTCAACCACAATTCTTTGCCACAATCGCACCGGAACTAAAGCACCTATTGAAAGGACAGTTTGCAAATATTAGGAGACTTATTAACTGATGGCAAAAAACACTCACCTTGAACACCTTGAAGATGATATTTTAAATCATGGTTCTGCTGGCGGAAAAAATGCAATTACATTTTTAAATGAGCTTGGAACTATGCTCACGGAACCAAGATCTTCTATCCGCATCACAACAAAGTGGGATGGAGCACCTGCCGTAATCTGTGGAATTGAACCTGTCACAGGATGCTTTTTTGTTGGAACAAAATCTGTTTTTGCAAAAACAAATCCGAAGTTGATGTTTACTTCCGGCGATATAGATCAAAATTATTCTGGGCAACTAGCATCTAAACTAAAGGCATGTCTAGAGCATCTTCCCAAACTTGGAATTACAAATGTAATTCAGGGAGACCTTCTTTTCACGGATGATGTGAGTATTAAGACAATTGCTGGAGAACGAGTTCATAGTTTCCAACCAAATACTATTGTATATACTGTCCCGGTTGATTCGAAACTTGGATCTAAAATCTCAAGGGCAAAAGTTGGAATTGTTTTTCATACTGAATATAGTGGATCATCTTTGGAAAGTATGAATGCATCCTTTGGTGTGGACATTTCTAAATTCCAAGATTGTCCTGATGTTTATGCTGCAACAGCATCATTTAGTGATGCTTCCGGCGCTGCTAATTTTTCACCAACTGAGCATCAAAAATATAAGTCTGCCGTAAATATGGCGACTGGATCTTTGAAGCAAGCATCTGCATTTTTAGATATTTTGGGTGAGACTGGTGATGGTAAATTCTTACTATCCACTTTGTTTAAGCAATATTTCAATACATACATTCGGTCTGGCAACCCTATCACTAATGTGAAAAAAGTTTCTGAAGGATTCAAGACTTACTATTCTTCACTTTTGGATAAGGAGATTGGTAGTAAAAAAACTCCTGCTGCTAGAGATAAATATGCAAAGATTAAGGCAGATGGATTAACCTTCTTGACCAAGAATAGCAGATCTGTATATTTTACAGTCGCTTCTTATATTAATTTGCAGAAGGCAAAAAATATTGTAATTCGTAAACTTGAAATGGTGAAGGACTTTGGAACATTCCTGAGAACTGGTGATGGATACAAAGTTACTGCGCCAGAGGGATTTGTTGCAATCAAATCTGGATCTGCCTTAAAACTTGTTGATAGACTTGAATTTTCGCGAGCAAACTTTACCGCAGATAAAAATTGGTCATCTGATTGAAATATAAATAAAAATGCAAGAATTATAAATATGAAAAGTTTTTCCCGATTTCTTTCCGAAGCAGGCAAATCACAGGCAGTTATGCAAGCAAGACGGCTTGGACTGACTGGAGATGGTCATGGTGGGTGGTATGATAAAGACGGAGAGTTTGTAGCAAAAACTGAGGGTGGTAAATTAAAGTTTTATAATAAAAATCAGAGACCTGGACAGGATCCTCCTCAGGAAAGAACATCTGCGAATCAACAAATCGCCGCTACTCAAGTTCAACAATCTGCCCCACAAGCACCGCAACCTCAGGCACAATCTCAGCAACCTGAGGGTGGTGAAGAAGAGGTTGAAGATAAGGGAACACTCACTATTGCTTTCGGTAGATTTAACCCCCCAACTACCGGACATGAAAAGTTGTTGGATAGAGTTGCAACCGTTGCTGGTAAGGGGGACTATAAAATCTATCCGTCTAGATCTAGTGATTCAAAGAAAAATCCATTAGATCCGGATACTAAAATTGCAGTAATGCGTAAAATGTATCCAAAGCATGGTGAGAGAATTGTGAACGATGTGAAGTCAAAGACCATTTTTGATGTTCTCAAGCAAGCACATGCTGACGGTTATTCTTCAGTTAATATTGTTGTGGGAAGTGATCGCCAATCAGAGTTTGAGAAATTGTCTACAGAATATAATGGTAAGTTGTATGACTTCAAAGATATTCAGGTAGTTTCTGCTGGAGAACGTGATCCGGATGCTGATGATGTGAGTGGTATGTCAGCATCTAAATTGAGGAAGGCAGCAGCAGAGGGAGACTTTGCAACTTTCCGAAAGGGAGTTCCTTCCACTTTGGATGACGAAACTACAAAACAACTTTATAATACTCTTAGAAAGAGTATGAAGGTTTCTGAGTCGTATAGTTTGTGGGAAATTGCTCCAAAATATGATTCCAATGGATTGAGAGATGAATATATCAGGGGAAATATTTTTAATGTTGGGGATGTTGTTGAGAACCTTAATACTGGATTTGTTGGTAAGATCATTCGCAGAGGTGCAAATTATTTGATTTGTGTGACTGAGGATAATATTCTATTCAAACCTTGGATTCGTGATGTTGTTGAATGGACCGATCAATCTGGAGTCTCATCTGATAAAAGATTGGTTGGAACTGATTCTCTTCTAAAATATTTGATGCGTATGACTCAAACCAAGAGTATTAAAAATTTCATAAATAAGTATAAGAAGAAATAGCACAGCGTTGAAAAATGACCGTCAATCCTCTAAATGCGATCTCTGATGTTTATATGAAAGAGGTCTTTGAACCTAAGTTAGGTAAGTCAAGATCTGATTCTGGCAAGCATGTTGAGAAGGGTAAGGATGATGAAGAATCATCCGCTAAACGTGTTCGTCAAGCGGTATATGATATTAGATATCGCTCTAAGAGAGAAGGTGTTAAGGTAGATCAGGCATATGGTCAGTATATGGGTCATACAACTATGACCGGTCCTGAGAAACTTGCTGTTAAGGAAAAGTTGGGTCTGGTAAACCCCTCTCCAGTTAAGGAAGAGAAGGAAGGTCCAGTTGAGAAATATCAGATTCGTGTTACTGATAAGGAAACTGGTAGAAGTTACGTTAGAAGAGCAACCCGCGAAAAGATTAGTCAACTTCGTGCAAATCCAAATATTAAGTCGGTCGAAATGACCCACTATGGAAAGGCATATGATGCAGAAGCATCGCGTGGTGAACAAACTGCAAAAGTAAAGTCTGGTAAGGGTCTTGATCCCGTTGGCAAAGAGGATAAGGATATTGATAATGATGGCGACCATGATAAGACAGATAAGTATCTTTTGAATCGTAGACAAAAGCGTTCTGCTGCGATTGCTAAAGATAAGTCTCATGGTGTAAGTGAGGGTAAAGGGTGGTATGATCCTATGGAGGATCCTGACTTTGATCATGACGAAGCAGAAGCAAATAGGGGTGTTTCTGGTAAGAATAATCCTCCCGGTGGAAAGGCAGTAAAACCAAACCCAGCGAAGGAAAAGAAAGTAAGAAAGGAAGCCTTCTCAAACTGGAGAAATGATCTTCGTGAAGTAGTTGCTCCAAAGGAAGATGAGGGTGAAAATGAAATTAAGGAAAAGAAGGTAAACAATAAAGTCATCCTCAACCCAAACCTCAAGACTGAGGAAGTGACTGCCGCAATTTCTGAGATTGGTGGAGTGGTTCTTGAGGCAAAAGAAGTGAGTGATGATCCTTGTTGGGATGGATATCAGCAAGTAGGAATGAAGAAGAAGGGTGGTAAAAAGGTCCCGAATTGTGTTCCCAAAGAGTCTGTCACTATTCAGGATGCAAATGGAAATGACTATGTTGAATTTGTTGATTTGATTACACCAGATCCTCTGGTCTCAGAAATTGATGAAGCAACCGCGATGGCGAAACGTGGTCATGATGAGACCGCAATTCGTAATAAGATTGCTAAGTCAACTGGTGGCGGTGAGGCTGCTGATAGAGCAACCAAACTAGCAGACAGACCAACCTTTGGTGATGCTAATAAAGAAAAGCAGAGACAAAATCTTGCCAGAGCACAAAGAGGTGATTTCCGTAAGACCACTTCTTCTTCCCCTGGTCTCCATGGATATGGTCACAAGTCTGATGATCCTAAGGTGAAGTCAAAGCAAGCAGCAAGAGGAGCACAGAGAGGTGCTTTAACTCCTGCTGAGAAAAAGCAACTTAATAGAGAGGAGTTTGATATTGAGCAAATTCTGGAAGAATTGGTTCTTGAAGGATATGATCTTGACCTTGCAAGCGAAGCACTTATTGAGGCAACAGTAACTTATGGTCATGATACAGAGGGCCCCAAAAAGAGAAGTGTCAAGTCAAGAGCAAAAGAAATTCTTGGAAAACTTGCCGTGAAGGCATATAATAAGGCAAGAGAATTGAAGGTTGCTGCAGAACCAAAGGTTCAGAGAGCAAAGACTTCTCTGAAGCGTGGTATTAGAAAGGCAGCACAAAGAGTTGCTGATGCTATGAAGGAAGAAGCAGTTTCTGCTAAGCAGCAAAAACTGATGGGTATGGCATATGCAACCAAGACGGGTGAAATGGAAGCACCTTCTGTGACAGTTGCCAAACTGGCCAAAACCATGACCACTAAGCAACTTCGTGACTATGCTAAGACTAAGCGTAGTGAACTGCCTGAAGTGAAAGAGTCTGCAATTGTTGATCAGGAAGAAACAACCGCTGATGATGATGTAAGAGCAACTCAAACTAGTGCTGACAAGCGACAGGAAAATCTAAGGAAGCAGCAACTTCAGAATATGAAGAGGTTGCAAATGAAGAAGCAGCAACTTGAGAAGCAGAAGTTGAGACTGCAACAGCAAAACAAACTTCCTATGAATACAGAGGAAGTTGAGTTTGAAGATGAACTTGAAGAAGGCATGACCATGAAAGACTTCAAAGCAAATCGTCAGAAGAATAAGCGTAGAGAGGCATCTGCTGATGCTGAAAAGAGAGGTCATGTAGGTAAAGAATGGTACAACAGCGGTAGAAAATATTCTCCCGATGAAGCAAAGAGAAGTCGTGCAAATATGGATGATGAAGAAAGACGCACCAGACATCGTAGTGCTGTAGATCCTGATAATGAGGATGATAATAACTACTCTGCAGACAAGACCAAGAATCCTAAGAAGATTCGTAAGCAAAAAGCACTTGGAGAACTTGGCGAGTCTACAGCAGCAGATAGGCATGGGGCAGCACCTGATGCCGCGAAGCAGGCACGTAGAGATGCCGCTATGAAGTCGCTGGCAGCGGCAAGAAAGGGTCGTGAGCAACGTCTTAAGGCGGGCATCACCAACCTCAAGCACAGGGCAGAGAAGGAGCATGAGACGAAGTTTCCTGGATCCCGCCAAGAACCAAAGGTGAGAGGTCAGAAGGAAACTCCTTCAGAGACTCAACGTAGACTGGCTAATCGTCAGGTTGATAGAGTGATCAAGCATGGTCATACTTCCAAAGAGAGGGGAGAAGCAAAGGCAAGAGAGAAGTATTATTCTGCGAGGGACTGATGGACAATTTCGACAAGAAAATTGACTTCGTAATTGATTATTTCCGAAGAAATATGAGGTATGAAACTAGTGAACCTTTTGCAGGATATTTGTCCTCTAGGGAACGTGAAAAAGATGATGAGTCGGAGAGAGAGAATTTGGAAAGAAAGATGAGAATGAAATTTGGTAAACATTGGAAAACGAGGCATGATGACACTCCACCCTTGAGAAAGGGTGAAGTTAGGAAATGGAATCCAAAGACTAAAAAATACGAGTCTAATTTGGATAAATAGTATTGGATATCCAACCTATTGGAGGTAATTTTATGGAACTCGCCGCAATTCTTGCATGGGTCCATGCAAATCAGGCAGCACTTGCAACAGTTGCTTTCATCCTCTCTGAACTTCTTGGAGCATGGCCAAAGGTCAAGTCCAACGGACTTGTTTCTTTCCTTCTCCTCAGAGTACAAGAGGTTCTGAAGCAAAAAGGTGCTGTAGATCCAACACCTTGAGATAGTTAATTTTGGGTATAGCATCGGGGGAGATCTTTGGGTCTCCTCTTTTTATAAATATTCTTAGCACAATTTTCATAGACAGGTAAGTAAAATGGCTCTTTGGGGTATTTCGACAACCACTGAAACAGTAGCAAATAATTATGCGCTTCCAAAGCATTTGGACGAAAATGACAGGACAAATACGCCTTGGAATTGTTTTGCTGACGAACGTGGTTGGGTTTATAGAAGATATGGTAGTGATGAGCACTCTGGTGCATCACAGAACTATTACGATGAAGTCTTAGTATCCGTTGCTGGTCTCAATACTACAAGTACAGCAGCTAATGAAACTGGTCTCAGTTTGGCAACTCCTGTTGCAGTATTCTTTGAGGATCCAAACAGAGCATCTATCATTAGTGCTGATGGTGGAGCAACTTCGGGTATTGGAACTCTTGCAACTGGACATGTTCATCTGGTATTCAACGAATTGGTGCATGTTTCTGCCGGAGCAACTATTGATCTTCTAGTTTCCAACAGCACTGCAATTGTTGCAACTGCAGTTTCCTATGGTGTTGGAACAGTTTACAATCATTTCAATAATTATGGTCTGAGAGCATCTACGGATTATAATGGTCAGGTTACAAACAGAGTTTCATTCTCATTTACTGCACCAAATCTTCCTGGTGAAAAGATTTCCATCAATCTTGATTACGGATTTGTTGGAGTCATCACCGATATGAGTGGTGCCGCTGGTGTTACTAGCACATTCTCTGCAGATCTTCTTCGCCACATTGGCGGTGCTGGATCTGGTGGATCTTCCGTTGGACTTGGTACAGATCAACTAGAGATCGTTTGATAAAATTGCGAATAGGGGTTTATGCAGTTTAATGAACTGAACAGTGATAATTTTCTATTATTCGCTATAAAGAACTATCAAAATCCTCAATCAGTAACGAAAGAGGATTTTGATAAGGATCTTAATTATTTCAAATATATTAAAAGACTCTTAAAGCGATATAAAAGCACGGGTGAGCTAAAAACTCACCTTCTAATTAATCACTTTATGATTTTATATAATATATTTGGTGATGCAGCAACTCCTATGCTTTTTTATAAGTTGGAGCAGGAACTGTGGTCAGTCACAAAAACATTCATTCTGTTTATGAATAGACTGCCAGAGTTCCCTAAATGCTTTTTTCATGATATTCCGATTGACCTTGATTGCTACAAAGAATTGCAACAGATCTACAAGAAGGACGATGAAGAAGATTGATAGGGTAATTCAAACTATTCGGGAAATGATGGTGGCAAATGCCCCTGGAACTCAGGGAGGTATGAGTGCATCCTCCCCAGCAGAGGGCCCTGTTGCTGGATTTGATCCCCTTCTAAAGTTCATGAATAGAAGAAAGAAAGTTGATTATCGAAAGGTTTCCAACACATACAAGAAATGGGTGAAAGACTTGGAGGATAAATAGATATACGTTAGTGCCATTCAAAATAATAAAAGATCTTTGGGTTGCAGAAACTTCGCATAAACGACTATGCCAAACGAAGAGATAAAAATAGCCATCTTGGAGCAGAGATTGGTGGATTTTGTCACGGTTGTGGATAAGTTGGAGAGGGCGATCAATAAGATTAACGATGTAAACTCAAACATTCTGAAAATGCTGGCAGTTCAGAATGAAAAAATTGAGCAGTTTTACAAGCATAGTGACAGCATGAAGTCACTTATTGATAATGTTAGTAACAGAAACGATGAATCAGTTCAATTCTGTCTAGAGAAGATTGACGAATTGGAGAGTAGGTTGGATAAACTTCCTGACATGGATGATCTTGAACAAAAGATTGATGATGTCACAAGAGTTAAGTGGATGGTTATTGGAATTGGAGCAGTTCTTGTAACAGTTGCCGCTACTCTGTCTCAGTTGGCATCTGGAGTGTGGACAAATACCATTCCAAAGGCAAGGATGGAAAGGACAACTGTTGAAAGACCTTATCAGAGTCTTGTGCATAAAAATGTGAGTGACAACATCTAAATAATGCCAGAATGGGCTTCGATGCCACTATGAAAAAGGTCAAAACCGAAAAACCGATATCATTATATTTGCTGCAGAAGAACACCAATTCTGTGATAAAATGGACATCAATCATCACAGAATTGGCTCACCAAATACTTGACAAACGAATCTAGTCTGCTAGACTGAAGAATATTCGGGGACCTCTTTCGTTATGGATTTTATTGATGTGAAATACATCAATCTTGTTTCTTCAAGACTTCAAAAGTTTAAAAGGGTGAAGAATGACCTTTTTAACTTTAGATGCCCCTTGTGCGGCGATTCTCAGAAGAATAAGAATAAAGCAAGAGGATATCTCTACCAAGTAAAAAATAATACAAACTATAAATGCCATAACTGCGGGTTGAATATTTCTTTCAACAATTTTCTTAAGCAGTTAGACATTACGATGCATAAGGAGTATGTCTTTGAGAAATTCAAAGAAGGACATACCGGGAGAAATTTTACTGCAGAGAAGCCGGATTTTGAATTTGAAAAACCTGTCTTTAAGAAGAAGGTTGTTTTGGATTTGCCTAAGGCGTCTACAAATTATCAATCCAAAACATTTCTGGAAAGTAGAAAACTAAATCCAGATAAATTTTATTACACCGATAAGTTCAAAGCATGGGTTAATACACTCAATCACGTCTTTAGCAACGTGGAATATGACGAACCAAGGATCGTTATTCCTTTAATATATAAAGACCGACTAATCGGGTTGCAAGGAAGATCTTTAGAAAAGTC